ATCCAACTTCATATAAATTCTTTAAAAACAACTTTAAGTTATTTGATAAAAATACACTAAGTAATTTATTTGATTTACCTGAGTTAATTTTCCATAGGTTTCAAGCAACTTACGATAAGAATACTAATAAAGATGTTGAGAAAAGTAGAGTTGTTTGGTGTGTTCCGTTTACGATTGTTGCCATAGAAAATTTCTTTTTTGGTAACATTATTGAATCAGCGAAGGTTAAAGCTCAGTCTGATACTAACGTTTTCTTTCCAATTGGTTTAACTAATTTTATGATTGGTCAAAAATCTGTTGGTACTTTAAGAGATAAATTTAGACTTCTTGGTCATAAGAGGTTCAAAATTTATACTCTTGATTTCAGTAAATTTGATTCTTCAATTCCTAACTGGGTTAAAGATATTTTCTTTGCTGTTATGTCTTCGCTTATCAAATTTGAAAATAACTCTGAGAAAGTTTTTGACTATCTTAGAGTGTATATTAAATATTCACCTTTTGTATGGAAAGAAGGTATTCAATTCAAAAGAAAGGGTATAAGTTCTGGTCTACTTATTACCAACTTTTTTGATACTTTTTGGAATCTTACAATCCATTATTTTGTCCAAGTTTTAAAAGATGTCTATCCTGAACAGATGGATATCATTTATAAGAATGATTTTACTTCTATAAATTCGGTAAGTTTTGACACCTCTAAAGTTAAAAATCCTTTCATTTATGACGATCCTTATGTTAGGGTCATGGGAGATGATTCTATAATTTTATGTGACGAATTTTCTTTATTTCTTCATAAGAAAGTTTGTGAAATGTTTGGGATGAGGGTTACTGTTAAACACGTTACGGAAAAACCTGATGATGATATTTTCTTCTTAGGTAGATTTTGGAATAGTGTTAACCGTCCTTTTCAAACACCTGAATATATGGCACTGAGGATTACTTATGCAAAATGGTACAATGCTAAAACCATGCCATTTGGTGTAGAAAGTCTTCATTTAAACCGTATGCTTAGTATCTGTTTACCTTTAATTGGAGGGAAGGAATTCTTAGATAAATACCTATTTGATTACGAACCTTATAAAGTTTTTAAAGAAACTAAAGTAGGGTTCACGTATATAAAGGATTTTATTGAAAATACTTTCAAC